TAGTTGATATTTTAGTTTCTGATGCTCCGTCATCAGAAATTTCCGATTATATTAAAAGTCTTTTGTTTGCAAAAACAAGTGAAAAAGTTGATACTTTAAAACCAGCAGTTGCTTCTGGTCTATTTGGAGAAGATGATGATATTGAAGATGAAATCGAAAACGAAGAGGAAGAATGAGCGCATCTCAACCATTAAAGTTATATCAAACTGTTGGAAAGTTATCTGCCGCTAATGCAAGTTCAGTAACTTTAAATCCATTTATTATTAGAACCGGTACAATTTTATCAGTAGCTTCGACAACAAGAGGTGGTGGTAGTATTGGAATTTGCAATACAACAACAGATGCTGGAATTGGATCTATTTTTGTAAACAGAGAAGATTCAATTCTTTATCGTTATGGACATCCAGCACAATCGACAGTTATTGGCATAACTACTGGAGCATCAACAGTTCTAACATTAGATCATCCAGATACTAAATTGAGAGTTGGTGATTATATTCAACTAGTAGGCGCTGGATCTACGTATATAACATCACTTTTACATAAACAAATAACTGCAATTTCGAGTCCGCAACAGTGGAATAACTACACAATGGCGGTTACAGTGAATGCAAATACAAGTTCTGGACATCATGCGTTTGTTGGTGTTGCAACTGCAGCAAAATCAGTAGTTTTTGTTCTTGCACCAGAAAATGTTTCTGGATGTGATATGTTCATCCACGAGGTTCAAATAGCATGAAACTAATCTCCGAAGAAATCGAAGCAGTAGAAGTTGTTACCGAAGAAAAAAATGGTAAGAAAATTCTTTACATTCAAGGTCCATTCCTTCAAGCTGAAGTAGTTAATCGCAACAAACGTTGCTATCCACTTCAGATAATGATGAATGAAGTAAAGAGATATACTGAATCCTTTATTGATAAAGGTCGTGCTCTTGGAGAACTTGGACATCCTGATGGTCCACAAATTAATCTTGATCGTGTATCACATAAAATTGTTGCACTAACACAAGAAGGAAATAATTTTGTTGGTAAAGCACAAATCCTCAGCACACCAATGGGGAAGATTGCATCTTCACTTATTGGTGAGGGTGTAAAACTAGGAGTTTCTTCTAGAGGAATGGGATCCATTTATATGAAAGATGGTATCAATTACGTTGGTGAAGACTTTATGTTAGCGACTGCTGCTGACATTGTTTCAGATCCTTCTGCACCTGATGCATTTGTTAATGGTATTATGGAAGGTAAAGAATGGGTATGGGACGGTGGAGTATTACGTGAACTTCATTGTGAGCAAATAAAGAAGACAATAAATACTTTAGTAGATCAGGACATTTTAGAGGCAAATAAACTACGTCTCTTTGCAAACTTCCTATCAAATCTATAATTTATAAATAATAACAGAAATTCTAGGTATTCTCGGAAAGAAAAAATGACCGTTAATAACAAACTACATGAGATGGAAAACCAAGTAACCCGTGGTGCTAAGGCTGCAGATCCGATGCCAAAAGCGTCTAACTATGTACCTGATACTGGTTCTATCGAGAATCTTGGTGGTCCAACTCCGCAAAATTCAAGACCAACTGACGATAGCAATAAGATGAAGACACCTTCTGCATCTTTTGCTCAATCTGGTGATGTTCAATTCAAAGGTGCTTCTGGAAAAGTACAACTACCTGGTCCTGCTGCTTTAAAAGCAACTGGATATGGTCGTGGTGCTAATGAGGAAGTTGAGCAAGAAGACGAAAGTGTAATTGCTGAAACCGAAGAATTAGAAGATCAGGTTGAAGAGGAAATTGAAGAGGAAGAAGAAGAAGAAGAACTAGATCTTGAAGAGGATGTAAAAGCACTTCTAAAAGGCGAAGATCTTTCCGAAGAATTTCAAAATAAAGCAAAGACAGTTTTTGAAGCAGCTGTTCGTTCAAAAATCGGTTCTTTGAAGGAAACTTTAGAAAACCGTTATGCTACAGTTCTTGTTGAGCAAGTAGAAGCAATCAAGAGCGAACTAACCGAGCGTGTTGATTCATATCTAGAGTATGTTGCTAATGAGTGGATCAACGAAAACGAATTACAAGTTGAGACAGGACTAAGAGGTGAACTCTCTGAGTCCTTCATGACTGGTCTTAAGAACCTTTTTGAAGAACATTATGTAGAAATCCCTGAAGATAAATATAATGTTCTTGAGGCTATGGTCGAGAAACTTGATGAAATGGAGACAAAACTCAACGAACAGATTGACACCAATATTGCTCTAACCAAGCGTTTATCGGAATCTGTTTCTGACAACATCCTAGATGAAGTAAGTGGAGGTCTTGCTCTTTCCCAAAAGGAAAAACTAGCAAGTCTTGCTGAAGGTGTTGAGTTTGATAGTGAAGAACAATATCGTGAAAAACTTGCTACGCTACGTGAAGCATATTTTGCTTCTAAGCCTGTATTAAATTCACAAGAAGTCATTTCAGAGGATGCGCTTGCTGATGATGTATCACCAGTAATGTCTGCATATCTCAATGCATTGACTAAGTTCAACTAATTGATTTTTTTGTAAACACTAAACACTTTCCAAAACGGAGTAAACTATCATGTTCAATTCTGCTGCACTGCAGAAGAAGTGGGCTCCTCTTCTAGAGGCACAAGGTCTTGATTCAATCAAAGACAACCACAGAAGAGCAGTTACTGCCCAACTTCTTGAAAACCAAGAAAGATTTCTAAGAGAAGAGCGTGCTTTTCTAACTGAAGGACCTCCAACAATTAACACCGACCCTTCTGCAACAGGTAATGCAGGTTTCAGTGGTTCTGGTGCATCACCTGTTGCTGGTTTCGATCCAGTTCTAATCTCATTGATTAGACGTGCAATGCCTAACTTGGTCGCCTATGACCTAGCAGGTGTTCAACCAATGAACGGTCCAACAGGTCTTATCTTTGCGATGAGAACTCGTTATGACAACCAGAACGGTACTGAAGCATTCTTCAACGAACCAGATTCTGCATTCTCTGCACAAAACTCTGCAGCAACTCTTACCCAAGGCGACTACACTGGTGGTTCCGATGATGGCACCAGCGTTGGTTTTGGTACAACTGCACAGTCAGGCACCAATCCATCGATCCTAAATGGTGGCGTAACTAACACCTACAACCTAGGTCAAGGTTTTAACACCCAAGCACTAGAAACACTTGGTGATAATGGTGCTACTAACGACTTCCGCGAAATGGCTTTCTCTATTGAGAAAGTTAGTGTTACCGCAAAGTCAAGAGCACTTAAAGCTGAGTACTCGCTAGAACTAGCACAAGACCTTAAGGCAATCCACGGTCTTGATGCTGAAGCTGAACTAGCAAATATCCTCAGCACTGAAATTCTTGCTGAGATCAACCGTGAGATCATCCGTACAATCTACAAGGTTGCTAGAACAGGTGCTCAAACCAACGTTGCAACCGCTGGTATATTTGACCTAGACGTTGATTCCAACGGTCGTTGGATGGTTGAGAAGTTCAAGGGACTAATGTTCCAACTTGAGCGTGATGCAAACGCTATTGCACAAGAAACTCGTAGAGGAAAGGGCAATATTATCCTTTGTTCTGCTGACGTTGCTTCTGCACTTGCTGCTGCTGGTCAACTGGATTACACTCCAGCACTTTCAGCAAACCTACAGGTTGACGACACTGGTAATACCTTCGCTGGTGTTCTAAACGGTCGCTTCAAGGTCTATATCGATCCATTCGCTGCAAACCTAACCGCAGACCAGTACTACGTCATGGGTTATAAGGGTTCAACTCCTTATGATGCAGGTCTATTCTATTGCCCATACGTTCCTCTTCAGATGGTTCGTGCAGTTGGTCAGGATAACTTCCAGCCTAAGATTGGATTTAAGACCCGCTACGGCATGGTCGCAAACCCATTCGCTGAAGGAACTGGTGCTGGCGCAGGTCGCATTGCTGAGAACACCAACCGTTACTACAGAAGAGTAAAGGTACAAAACCTAATGTGATCTTGGATCACATTCATTAGGATCTTCTTTTGTAAGGAGATCCTTTTTTATTGCCCATAAATAATCCTAGCTTGGGAAGTTGACTTGTCAAATAATCCTTGTACCCTACAGCAAGTTTCAAATAAAAACTTTCTGTCATTGGGTGGGTTCAAACTTATTATCAATAGGTGTCCAAAGGTAGATTTTCTTTGCAACAAAGCAAATTTACCAGGTCTGACATTGGGTAGTTCAACGCAATCAACATATCTAAAAGACATTCCTGTTCCAGGAGACAAACTTAGATATGAAGATCTGTCAGTCAATTTTATTGTAGATGAGGAATTGGAAAATTACCATCAAATCTACCAGTGGATGACATCATTAGGATATCCACAATCAATTGCACAATACTCTGAATTACAAACAAAAAACAGATTTTATCCAAATACAGATGCAAATGATCCGTACAGCGAAAGGTCTGATGCTACATTATTAATTTTGAATAGCAATTATCAAACTGCTGGAAAGGTAGTCTTTAAAGATATATTTCCAATATTTCTTTCAGGAATTCCTTTCGATGCAACGTTGCAAGAGCAGCAATACTACACTGCAACTTGCACATTCCGTTATACTATTTTTGATTTGATTGACATTGATGGAAAAAAAGTTTAGTGTTTCTCTGGAAGTAATCCAGGAAATGTGGCAAAAAGATAGTGTGGTAAATCAAGACGAACTTGATACTGAAAGTCTAAAGATACCTCAATTACACGCTAAATATTACCAACTATATAATACTATACTGTTGCTTCGCAAACAAGCAGAGCATCAACATAGTAGTATTCTTTTAGAACGTAGAAAATTTTACATGGGGAAAGCGGAAACGCAAGTTTATATTGACGAACCCTTTCCATATAAAGTCAGAGACAAAGAAGATTTAAAACTTTATCTTGAAGCAGACGAAAAAATTAGCAAGATAAGATTAAAAATCGATTATTACGACACAATGCTGAAGTATCTTGAAGAAATCTTAAAACAAATTTCTAACAGAACTTACCAAATCAAAAATGCAATTGATTTCAGAAGGTTCACTGCCGGGTATGGCTGATTTAATTATAAGTAAGAAGAATGAAGTTTGGTTGAAGATTGAATGTGATCCTCATATTAAGTATGAGTTGCAGGATCAATTTACATTCGATGTTCCTAATGCAAAATTTATGCCTCAGTATCGCAACAAATACTGGGATGGAAAAATTAGATTGTTTAATATTGAAAAGTCTGAAATTTATGCAGGACTGATTGATAAATTGCAAGTTTTTTGTGAAAGATATAATTATACCTTTGAATTTGAAAATAATAAATTTTATGGACTACCATACGAGGAAAACGATATGGTGTCCGAAGAGGGTGTTAAAGATTATGTTACAAGCGTCTCTAAGCACCCTCCACGGGATTATCAACTAGAGGGCATTTACGATGCCTTAAGACGTAACAGACGCCTTCTGATCAGTCCTACGGGGTCTGGTAAATCTTTGATGATCTATGCTGTCTGTAGATATCATGCAGAAGCAGGACGAAGAATTTTAATCATTGTTCCTACTACATCACTTGTAGAACAGATGTACAAGGACTTTGAGGACTATGGATGGGATGCAGAAGAAAACTGCCACAAAATCTATTCTGGTAAAGAAAAAATAACAGATAAAAATGTTGTTATTACAACTTGGCAATCAATTTATAAATTAGATCGTAAATGGTTTACACCTTACCAAGTGGTTATTGGTGATGAAGCACATCAATTTAAGTCTAAGTCATTGGTTAGTATTATGACAAAACTTGATGCTGCAAAATATCGTTATGGATTTACAGGAACACTAGACGGTACACAAACTCATAAGTGGGTACTTGAAGGATTGTTTGGTCCATCTTACAAAATTATTAATACAAAAGAATTGCAAGATGCTGGATACTTAGCTAAACTAGGTATCAAAGTTCTTCTCCTAAAACACGATCCACAAAAGTTTGAAACTTATGAAGACGAAATTCAGTATTTGATTGGGCATGAAAAAAGAAACAAATTTC